GTGTATGTACGAATATCAAGCTGGAACACCATAGGATAAATTATGAAAAACGAAAAATTATTAGATAAAATATCTAAGAAAATAGATCAAATAGAAAAGATGCACGATAAAGAGTCTATGCTATGCGAAGAAGTAAAAGACTTAGTAGAAGAAATTAGAGAAAACTCTTTAGAAGATGAAGATGGTACTTGGGAAGAAGATGTATCAGATGAGTTAGAAGAAGATTTTGAGGAAGATGAAGAAGATATTGACGAGGAAGATGATAAACTGTAAAAGGACTTATGGCTAAGGATATTAAATTATATAAAGGTAATTCAGAGATTATTATTAATGAATCTAATCTTGAACATTTTTTAACTTTAGGCTATAAGCAAGAAAAAGAAAACAAACAAACTAAATCAAACAAGGATAAAAAATGGCAACACATCACGGAAAAGAAGGCGTAGTTACTGCTGGTGGAACTGCTGTTGGGGAACTAACATCATTCACACTTGAAACTACAGGAGATGTTGTAGAAGATACAGCTTTAACAGATGCTACTAAATCATTTGTTGCTGGTCGAACTTCATTCTCTGGAACATTAGAAATGCACTTTGACGAAACTGATTCTCCACAAGAAACTTTACTTGCTGGTGCTTCTATCTCATTTGTTTTATTACCAGAGGGTAATACAGGTGGAGATGCAAGTTACACAGGAACAGGTATTGTTACAGGTATGAGTATTAATAACTCAATGGACGCAATTATTTCAAGAACTGTTACTTTTCAAGGAACAGGTGCTTTAACTGTAGGTACTGTATAATCCTAATTTATGCGATTAATAGATTCTGCGAAATCTCATTTTGAGTCTTTAGGTGTTCAACATCTTGAAGTAGAAGAATGGAAAGACGAAGCTGGTAATCCAAGTGTAATATATTGGAATCCAATAACTCTTTCTGAAAAAAATAAACTTTTTAAAAAGTCAGATAATCTTAATGATGTAAGTATTCTTGCTGATATTCTAGTTATGAAAGCACTAGACAAAGAGGGTAATAAACTTTTTACATTAGAAGATAAACTTTCTTTAATGCACAAAGTAGATTCTGATATTCTCTCTAGGATAGCTTCTGAAATGGTAAAAGCTATTAATCCTGAAGAAGTAAAAAAAAACTAAAATCTGATCATCAATTAAAGAATTGTTTTATTTTAGCTGATAGGTTAAAAATATCCTTACAAGAAGTTTTACAAATGGAAGAATGGGAGTATAATCATTGGCTTGGTTATCTTCTATTAGAACAAGAAGAACACGAACAAAGCATGAATAAAGCAAGGCACAGATAATGACACAAAATTTAGTATTAAATGTATTAGCAAAAGATAAAACAAAACAAGCATTTAATAGTGTTCGTGCTGGACTCACTAATTTAAAAGCATCTATATTTTCAGTTCAATCAGCTTTAGTTGGAATAGGTGGTGGACTTGTAGTTAGATCACTATTACAAGTGGGTAGTGAAGTAGAAAATCTTGGTATTAGATTTAATTTCTTATTTGGTAATGTTAAAGAGGGTCAAAAAGCATTTAAAGGATTGACAGAATTTGCGTCTAAAGTTCCATTTTCTCTCCAAGAAATATCATCAGCTTCAGGAAACCTTGCAGTGGTTTCAAAAGATGCAGATGAACTACAAAAAATATTAAAAATTACAGGAAATGTTGCATCTGTTACAGGACTAGATTTTAGAACAACAGCAGAACAAATACAAAGATCATTCTCATCAGGTATTGGTAGTGCAGATTTATTTAGAGAAAGAGGTGTAAGAGCTTTATTAGGATTTAAAGCTGGAATGAATGTTACTACAGAGGAAACAATAAAAAGATTTGAAGAACTATTTGGAGAAGATGGAAGATTCTCAAAAGCAACAGAAGTGTTAGCAACAACATTTACAGGAACATTATCTATGCTTGGAGATAAACTTTTTAAGTTTAAACGAGAAACTAATGAAGCTGGATTTTTTGATTTTATTAAAAATGCACTTGTAGTTACTAATAGATTAATTGAAGAAAACGCAAAAGCATTAAGTGGTTTTTCTACTGCTGTTGGTCAAGGAATGGTTAATTTTATAAAACAATTTATTTTAGGAATGGCTGGTCTTATGGATTTGGTAGCACCTTTATTTAGAGTAATTAACAATGGTCTAGCTGGATTAATAGAAGTTGTGAAAGCACTACCACCTGGAATTAGAGAGATGGGTATTATAGGTTTTTTAATGTTAGGTAGAGCTGGAAAAATAGCAGTAGTTGGTATTTTAGCATTAATAAAAAAAATGGGATTAGATTTAGACGAACTTACTAACAAAATCTTTGGTGCAAAAGATGATGAAAGTATGGGTGGTATGTTTAAAAAAGCTAATAAGTTTATGGAACTTATTGATGAGAATATAATTGCATCTAAAAAATCTATGGAAGCACTTATGGAAAGTGCAACTAACTTTAAAGAAGAAACTAAAAAAGCTGGTCTTTCTTTACAACAAATTAAAGAAAACATTTTAGCTGGATTTAAAAAAGACTTTGAATCAATAAATGGTACAATAGGAAAAATGGCTACTAATGGAATAAAAGCATTTTCAAGAGGACTTGCAGAGTCTTTAGTTCTTGGTAAAAAACTTAATATGACATTTAAAGAAATAGCACAAAAACTATTAGTAGATATGGTAGCCTTTACAATACAATTAGTTATTCAAGAAACAATTAGAAACGCACTTAAAAAAGATCAAGCAAATACAGAAGCACAAATCACAAACGAATTAAGATCACAAACAACTGAAATGAAAAGACAAGCTGTGTTAAGTTTATTTACGGGTGGTGGTGGTGGAATACCATTTTTTCCAAAGGCTAATGGTGGTGCAGTATCAAAAGGACAACCTTATATGGTAGGAGAGCAAGGTGCTGAATTATTTATACCTAATCAATCTGGACAAATAACACAATCTGCTAGAGGCACAGGAAATGGTGGTGCAACTAATGTTAATTTTAATATTAACACAGTAGATGCTTCTGGCTTTGAAGAATTACTTGTAAGATCAAGAGGAACTATTACACAATTAATTAATAATGCAGTTAATGAACGAGGGAGTAAAAACTTAATCTAATGTCAGGTGCTTTTCCAATATCTTCTGCTAAGTTTGAATCTTTAGGAATAAGGTCTATTCAAAATACTATTATTTCAAAAACTGTATCTGGTAAAAAACTTGCTAGACAAATAGACAATCAAAGATTTGCATTTACAGTTAGAATAGTTACAGGAACTAGATCAGATGTTTATGGAGAGTTAATGGCCTTTATAATAAAACAAAGATCAGGCAAAGAAAATTTTACCATTATCCCACCAGAAGTAGAAGATACAAGAGGTAATGAATCAGGAACAGTATTAGTTAATGGTGTTCACGCAGTAGGAGATACAACGATTGCTATGGACGGACACCACAATGATAATCCACACGCATTTAAGTCAGGAGATTTTATTAAGTTTGCTTCACACGATAAAGTATATATGATTGTAGCAGATGTTCAGGCTTCTAGTAATGCTTCAACAGTAACTATTGAGCCACCTTTACTTACAGCACTTGCAGATGATTCAGTGGTTACTTATGATAATGTACCTTTTACAGTACATCTAACTAATGATATTCAAGAGTTTGGTGTAGTTGGAACTGCTAATGATGGTGCGTTGTTGTATCAATTTGAATTTGATGTAGAAGAATCTTTATAGTGAAAAAATATAAAATAACCCATAAAATAAATGCCGACTTTGTTGCTGAAATTATTGTTAATGAAGATCAAATAGATGCTAGTATTAACGATCTTAAAGAATACAAGAAACCTAATAGCAAATTTCAATATACTATGTTAAAAGGTACAGAAAGTGTAACCCAAACAACTTACGAAGAATATGACGAGAAGCCTAACAACAGCGATAAAGAACGAACTAGCGACTAATGATATTAGGCCTGTTCATCTTATTACTATTGGGTTTGGTACTCCTGTTAATATAACAGATTGCTCATTTGATCTAACATCATCAGTTTCAGGCTCATCAGTTACTTATTCTTCTAGTGATTTTATATTAGGTATATCTAATCATAGTGAACAAACTGATTTAACTAAAGCTAGTTTAGATTTAACATTATCAGGTGCAGATCAAACATTTATATCTTTAGTTTTAAACGAAAATGTAACAAACGACACAGTAGATATTTATAGAGGTTTTTTAAATGATTCTAATACATTAATTGCTGACCCATTTCTTCTATATAAAGGTCATGTAGAAAGTTTTGGAATACAAGAATCAGAAACTTCTAGTGCAGTTAATCTAACTATAGTTTCACATTGGGCTGACTTTGAAAAAAAGAATGGTCGTAAAACAAACAATGTATCACAACAAAGATTCTTTAGTACAGATGTTGGAATGGATTTTAGTTCTCAAACTGTATTAGATATTAAGTGGGGTAGAGCATAATGGGTTTTAGTTTTAAGAAATTTATTAGTAAAGCTGTATCTCCTATATTAAAGGTTATTGGAGTTAATCCTTTTGTTGCTCTAGGTGTTAGCTTATTTTTATCTTGGGTGTTACGACCCAAAGTTCCTGAAATAGAAGATTTTGGAACTAACTCATTTGATGATTTTGAAAGAGGTTTATTAGTTAATAAACAATCTAATGACTCTAATATTCCTGTAATTTATGGAGAAAGACTTACAGGGGGAACTAGGGTGTTTATGGAAACTTCTGGAACAGATAACACTTACTTGTATATGGCTATCGTTATGGCAGAGGGAGAGATAAACGATATAGAAGAAATAAGAGTAGATGATAAAATTGTTACATTTGCATCAAGTTTTTCAGATGGTACAGCAGTAGAAGTAGATAGTGGAGATAGTAATTTTTATAAAGATAGTGAAAGTTTAATTAGGGTAGAGCCTCATTATGGTTCAGATGGTCAATCAACATCATCTTTATTATCTACATTATCATCTTGGGGAAGTAATCACAAATTATCTGGCTTATGTTATTTAGCTATAAGATTAAAATGGAATCAAGATGCTTTTGCTGGACTTCCTAAAATACAGGCAAAGATACAAGGTAAAAAAGTTGTAGCTTATAACTCTAGCCTACAAGCACAATCTCCAGCTTATTCAACTAATCCAGCATGGTGTTTATTAGACTACTTAACTAACACTAGATATGGAAAAGGTTTAACAACAAGTGAAATAGATTTACAAAGTTTTTATGATGCCTCAGTTGTTTGTGCAACACAAGTAACGCCTTATTCAGGTGCAAGTGATATAAATATATTTGACACAAATACTGCTCTTGATACTTCAAGAAATATCTTAACCAATGTTAGAGAACTTATAAAAGGTTGTAGAGGCTATCTTCCATATAGTGCTGGTAAATATAGTTTAATTATTGAAACAACAGGAAGTGCAAGTATCACATTAACAGAAGATGATATTATAGGTGGATATAGTTTAACAACACCTGATAAAAACGAAAAATATAATAGAGTTATAGTTGGCTTTGTTGACCCATCAAGAAATTATCAAGTTAATGAAGTTCAATACCCACCTATTGACGATTCAGGATTACCAAGTGCAGATCAACACGCAACTATGAAAACTGCTGATGGTGGTTTTTTATTAGAGGGTAGATTTTCATTCAGTACAATTACAAGCCAATATCAAGCAGAAGAAATGGCAGAGGTTATACTTAGAAGAAGTAGAGAAGCATTATCTTTAGGTATTACAGTTAGCTTAGATGCTTATGATTTAGCGATTGGCGATATAGTTAATATTACACATTCTTCTTTAGGATTCTCTGCTAAACCTTTTAGAGTTCTTGGAATTACTTTTAATGAAGATTTTACTGTGGGTTTATCTTTAGTAGAACACCAAGATAGTCATTATACTTGGGCAACTAAAACACAAGCTACAGCAACACCATCAACAAATTTACCTAACCCATTTACTATCCAACCACCAGCAAGTGTAACTTTAGATGATACATTAATTGAATATAA